TACTGCTGTTACTGCACAGAGCCTAAAACATCTGGCTCATGCTGTGGAGAAAATCACTTCGTACCTTTCGAGGATTTATACGATGATGACAAAGAAGCAATGATTGAAGAATATTTAAATAAAGGAAAATAAAATGGTACACAAGAAGTTAATGGCAGCACGAATGAGTTTGCAAGAAGCAAGTCTCAAGAAGTCTGGTCACAATAAATTTGCTGGCTATAGCTACTTTGAACTTGGTGACTTTATCCCCACGATTACCGAGATTTTTTATAACATCGGTTTGTGTGGTGTAGTCTCCTACGATTCTGAGATAGCAAGCCTGACCATCACAGACACAGACGATGGCACTAGCCTTGTCATTACTAGCCCAATGGCAGAAGCTAACCTTAAAGGTTGCCATCCAATTCAAAACCTAGGGGCTGTAGAAACGTACACTAGAAGATACCTATGGGTCACAGCAATGGAAATCGTTGAGCATGACGCTCTGGATTCTTCTGCGCCTATCAAGGAAGAAAAGATTATCATCACACCTACTCAGGGTGCAATGGATACCATCCCAGAGGATGAGCAGAACTATCTCAAAGAGTTAGCAGTTGATTTAATTGCTACCTGTGAGCAAGGTGACCCAAAAGTAGCTTGGGTTAAGTTGGAAAGAGAGAACTTAGACAGCGAACAAAAAGTTGCTCTATGGACTTTGCTTCCTAGTAAAGTAAGAAGTGCATTAAAAAATGCGAAAGGATAATTATGGAATACGACAATACAAACCGAGGAAGTTTGTTCAAGAACGACAGGAAAGACGATGCTAAGTTTCCTGATTACAAAGGGTCACTCAATGTAGATGGGGTTGAGTATTGGCTATCTGCTTGGATTAAATTAAGCAAGGATGGTCAGAAGTTTATGTCCTTGTCTATCAAGAATAAGAACGCTGACGCTTCCTTGAATAAACCCAAGAAAACCATTATTCACGAGGATGATGTACCATTCTGATTACGAGGGGAAAGTTGTGCAAAGAGTTTCCGAGCTTGCAGACGAGCAATGAGTACCCTCACCACTATGAGAAATCAGTATGCAACCCATACTGACTTCCGTGATTTCCAAGGTCTAATTCCCGAAAATACGCATTTCTTGCCTAGCAATATAGACATGATTTGCGAGAGAAAGGGACACTTCCTAATCGGAGAGTGGAAGAAACCTAACGAGAATATGGCTACTGGTCAGCAATTGCTACTCAAGGCTTTTGCTCAAGTTCCTAAATTTACTGTGTTGGTCATTATTGGTAACACAGACAACGAACAAACTGAAGTCGGAGATGTGTTTCAAGTTGTTCTAGGTAAGTGTGTAAGGATAGGAGAGGGTCTTGATTTTCTCAAAGACTTTTACATCATGTGGTACGAATTTGCAAACTCGAAAGGATAGTTATGTCATACGCAAATATAGAGATGAAAATAATTCAATGGTCAGAAGCCAGAAAGATTATTCCTAATAGCACACCAGAAGTTCAGCTTCTAAAAGCAATGTCAGAGATGGGGGAACTAGCAGATGCCACGATTAAAGATGACGAGGATGCTATTGTTGATTCTGTTGGTGATGTCATGGTCTGTCTTATTAACTACTGTGTGCTGCAAGACATAAACTTGGTGCAATGTATGGAAATTGCATATGACCAGATTAAGAATCGTAGGGGTATTCTTTTGCCTAACGGAGTGTTCCAAAAAGAAACCTAAGTCTTGTTTCTGACATAAAAATGTTCTACGATTTGGTTGCAACAATCGGTTGCGCTAGGAGAACATTATGAAATTCGAAATGGAATTTGGTTGGATTGGAAGTGAGAAAATTGTTGTTGAAACCCATGACTTCGAGAAGATTCAAATCATTCAAGAGTTTATTGAGTTCCAAGAAGAAAATGGATGGGCAGTTGAATATGAAGCAATTGACGAACTTGATATTGAACTTGAAGAAGATACAGAAGAAGAAGAAGTAGCTGAGTAAATTTATAGGGGCTTACTTTGCTAGAAGGTAAAGCCCCACATTTGAAAATGCGTACCCTGCGTAAACAACAGCCATAGATGGATTTCCTCTGTAAAGTTGTTCAGCAGCAATGTAGGCGTAGATGCCACCAGTTAAGATGATTAGCCAAGCACTCAAAACGCACCTACATCAATTACGTCACCCCTAAACTGGATATGGTCTTCTGAATGTTTAGCCACGATTTCTGGCCATAACAATTCACCATTAAAGAAGTTCAGAACCGCAAACCCAGACCTGTGGTTGTTTGGGTTTATCTCAGCATAGGTAAATTGTGGGCCATCAGTCTCAGCCAATGTTCCAGTATCTACTCCGTATCTACATCCGTTGTAGTCGCTAAAAGGAGTAACCTTTAAACTATGTAAGTGTCCAGTAACGATTGACACACCAGCGTTTACTGTATTGTTGTGAGTAGCGTGAATACCACCTTTGTATCGGTGCTTAACAATACATTGCTCGGTAGGCCATACTGCCCAACAGAAGTCCCAATCTGGGATATGGTCTGTTAACTTGAACCCTTGAACTTCTTTAAATTGTGGTGCTTGTTGCGCTAAACGATTACCAAATCTAACGTCATGGTTTCCCCATGTAAACAGTAGCTTTACATTGTATCTAGCAGCTTTGGCTACTTCCTCAATCTCACCCAACGCACCCTGACAGGCTTTTAACTCTTGAATGACAGAAGTTTGGGGCAGTTCAGTTACGTCATGGCGTGATATAGAAGCCCCATCAAACGCATCACCATTGCATATCACCGCCTTGGGTTTAAACTCTTGGATAGCCCATAGAAGCCCTTTAAACGCTGTTGTACGCTGTGCAGGGATAAAGTGGGCATCTGAGAACACAATAACTGTTCCGTCCAGTATGCCAAGTTCTATCTGCTTTAAGGGAGAAAAGGATTTAGGCTTGTTTTTATCGTATTTAACACCACGATGGTCACTTGCGTTAAGTGCCATGTTGTATTCTTTTTCAATCCATCGTCTTCGCAAATGAACAGCCCTATTTGCTATTCCAAGATGTTCAGCTATTTTTTGTGCAGATTGAAGTTGTCCCCATAGTTGGATAAACTCAGTATCAGTACACGTTTCGTTATGGCTACCCATTGGAATCCTTGGTTAAAAGGTGTTCTAGCAAATTGATTATGCGGTGCTCTTGCATTTCTTTGTGGTCATCAGAGGATGATGCGTCTTGAGCAACAGTCATCAAGTCATGCAAAAAGATATGCAGTAATTCATGCAAAGCAGTCTTATCTATGCTCTCAGGTGTAATTTTCTCAGCACCAAAGTCACCCAGACGATAAACAGCAAGTCTTGCGTTGGGAGTGAACTCAACAGAAGCCATCGCTGCTTTAGCTGGCTTTATGCCTTTCTCAATTCTCCAATCACCAAGACTAAGCACTTGCTGCCACTTTCTGACACTTTGTGCAAACAGCTCTGCTTGTTCTGGCGTAGGAATGTTAGGCATTTCAACACCTTATAGAAGAATTGTTACAGTTTAATTTAATAAGGCACACTCTGCAACTCTGCGCTTTGTCAGACCTGCTAGAACTTTACCACCGCCCTTGTTCCATAACATAAGTTGCTCTTTAGCCCCTTCCCAATCTTGGGCATTGATTTTTCGCTTGAGAGTAGAAGTCTGGAGTCTGCCAATACCTAAGTTATAGCAAAAGTCCACAATTGCATTGCACTTGCGTTCATCCGTCATAAGTATTGGACAGTTACGCAAAGCACCTTGTAAATAGGTATGCTCTAACTCGTGCATAAGTAAAGCACTAGCTACAGCCTCACCTATTGGGCTATCTTGCAAGGTTACTTTGCGCCCATCAGCATAGTAGGTAGAGCCATATCCTATTGTGGCTACGTTAGCAGGGCATAGGTAGGGTTTACTTCTAAACCCCTCAAACTGCTTACATAAAGATGCAGCCAGTTCTAAGTTCATATGCCACGCTTAGACAGAGTTCTGTCAAGAAACCAGTAGTTAATAGTTCCTGAGAGCAAAGCAGAAAAGTCTGGTGTCATCATTGTTTTGAAGACTTCAACGGCTGGCGCACCTGCTAACCAAGCGTTCCATGCAAACCACACATGGATAAATGACCATACGAATAGTACCCAATATGTGACTACTGGACGTACAGAAGCAGAAAGACTAGCTACCCACCCACCTGCTGCTTTAACCATCTCTGCTTGTTGTGTAATGGCGTTGTTGAAGGCATCCATCACACCTACGTCAATAGCGGCTTCTCTTTGTGCGCCAATCTCAGCTAGTTTTTGCTGACCACGTTGGGCTTCCAAGTCGCATTGGAACTTGAACATATTAAGTTCATGCTCACGCTCATTTTTCTTGTCCATCCATTTAAGAACTTCTGGGGCCATCCTAAAGATGCCACCAAAGATAGAGCCTAGTAAACCACCAGAAAGAATATCAAGCATGATTAGTCCTCACAATGTTTGCATTTATGGTGACTATCACCATGAGAAAGTTTGACACCTGCTAAGAGGCCAATAAAGCCACCAATGATGGTTTGAAAAGCAGGGTGAAGCATGGCAAAGATTTCTCCATTATCAACTTCCTTAGCCCATAAGCCAAGTAGGAAAGCCGCAACCATTCCTAGCACTGACAAACAAAGAGTTGAAGCAACCATCAAGGTTACAGAATAGGTTAATTTACCCACGACATCTTGGTTATGTTCCATTTTTACCTCTAAACGTACACATCTAACTTACGATTATTGAATATCTCAAGCCGTAATTTTTGTTGTTCAGCTTTCTTGTTATACAAGTCCATCATCAACTCATCTATCTTATTTTCAGCTTTAATCATTTGAACTGTTGCACGTTGTTCTTCTTGATGCTTTTCAATACGTCTATTAGTTGCATCTGTCTTATCTGGATAGCCAGTAGCATCTACCATTGGAAACAATCTGATTTTATCAATCATTTCTTTTCCCTCTCAAGTGCTGTCTTATATCCTTGAATAACCTTATGTCTTAACTCTGCACCATCAGCCGCACCAGCCCATTCAGATAGATTATTCCAAATTACAACAAAGTCGGAACTTTTGCATAACTTCTGATGGTTTGTAAGCCAAATAGACATTTGCTGATGACGTTCACTTGGGTTGTGGATTGTGTAAGCAATTGAATAAAACTCTCTAACACTACAAAGGTCTTGACCAGTAGAGTGAAGTGAAAGAATTAGGACAAGTGCTACTAGCCATTTCACGGCATCGCCCAAAGAATGACATTAGCGCAAAACATGACAAAACAAAAAAGAAAGGCTAGAGCAATAATAGCTTCTAGCCAATCCATCATTTTTTAATCCAAGTCTGCCAAACAGCACCAGCCGCCATGATTAGACCCGCCACCCATAGAATAGGCTTGGCAGCAGAAGCTATCCATCCCAAGACTTTAAAAGCCCCATCAAGAGCCTTCATAGCCTCTACAAGACCTTTTGTGTTCTGGTCTATGCTATCTACCTTGGTTTCAACTTCAACGAGCCTGTCGTAGATTTGCTTGTGGGTGACTTCGTTTTCCATTACTCACTCCGTTGGTGCTTCTTTAGGTAACTGATTTTCTGCTTGCTCTTTGATTTTAAGAATCAGAGGCCAAACGCCTGACTTGCTTGGCAATTCACCAAGAGTCTGCAATACAAAGTTAATCTCGTTAACGTCTAGTTCTAGCTTCATGCTTGACCCCAAGGTGTCCCAGAAGCCGTTACTGGTGCTTTCTGCAAAGCAATCTGAGCCGCCAAAGCCGCTTCAGTCGCAGTCTTGTCCACACCATTAGCCCACACCCAACCCAAAACTGTTTCTTGTGTCAGGTCTGCATAAGCAATGTTGACTGTGCCATCTGCCCATGAGCAAGTGCTGTAAATGGATGCTGTGTGTTCACCATCTACTGCTGTGGCTTGCCAATGGGCTGTGGTTACAAAACCATCTGCTGTTTTGCGGTCAAGTTGTGAAATTGTCCAAGTGGTAGTCATGCTGTTTCTTCCTGTATGTTTGCGGCTTGTTTAAGTTCTTCAAGTACATCATCCCAATCGTGACCACCCATGTCTGGGTCATAGTTGGTTTGCACACATCGTGCGGCGTGTTCTAAAGCGTAATACGCTCTTTCTAATAGTTCTTTGTCCATGTTAGTCCTTTAATTAAGCGATTCCTGCATCTGCAAGGCGTTTACGAAGTGATTGAATTTCAGCAACAAGGTCTGCAATCACTTCAGAAGTGCTTGCTTGCATAGATTGATAGACTGGATTTCCTTTTTCATCAACTGCGTCTTTTTCGCCTGTTACGCTGTTTAAATAAATTGCTTGAAACTCATGAGCCAAGAAACCACGGGCTTGTTGACCGCTTTCTGTCCATAAATAGTCAACTGGTTTTAAAGCATCAATTCGTTCGCCATGTCCTGTTACAGCACCAATAACAGTTTTTAGTCTGTAATCTGAAGTTGTGTTGTAGGCAATAGCAGTATTGGATACGTTTGAAATTGAACCAATTGGGCTAGACGTGCTTGTACCGTAGAACTGGACGTATTGGTGTCCAGATGAGCCACGACGTATCTTTAAGTTTCCTGCAGAACTTTGAAAATAAAAACTTCCATCGACGTTTGGCGCATCTGTGCTAATTCCTGTGCAGTTAAGCAACCAGTTACCGCTAGAGTCTATTCTGGCTCGTTCTGCGTCACTAGTCCTAAACACAAATGGAAATGCACCTTCTGTACCAATAATTCCAGCGGTGCTGGTAACGATACATCTTATATTTGCATATCCTGCCGTTGCACTTTGCAAAACAATATAAGAATTACCAGTATCTTGAACAGTAAGTCTACCTGATGAACTTGTAGCCCCTACTAGCAAATTCCCACTTGCATCCAGAGTCATCGCAGTCGTAAACGAGATTGCGCTTCCTGCTGTGCTTGACCCTGCGGTATTCCAGTAATGTGCGCCAGCGCCTTGCTGATAAGAACTTGCCGCATACGCACCAACACGCTTATAACCAGCGTTGTAATAGACGTTTGCACCAATGTTTACGTTGTCTGCGCCAGCCCAAAGGCTCATGCCACCAGCAGGGCCAATTTGTTGCGCTGTAAATGTTGTCCAAGCACTCGGAGTAACTCCCAAGCCTAGATTAGTCCCATCAAATACTAAGCCAGACCCAGTAGCCAATGCACTAGAACTAGATGCGTAAACCACACCGCCTGATGTGAATGATGTTAGGTTAGTACCGCCATTGGCAGTAGGAAGCGTTCCTGTCACACCAGTAGTCAAAGGCAAACCAGTTAAATTTGTTGCTACTCCAGATGTAGGTGTACCTAGTAAAGGTGTTACTAGGGTTGGGGATGTGGACATGACCACATTTCCAGTACCAGTAATAGCATTACTAACCAAACCCTTAGAGGCATCAGTAAATACAGCCCTACTTGCTGTAAGGCTAGACAGAATGGGCTGTGCGGTAAATGTAGCTACACCAGTAACAGCGAGTGTGCTAGATGCTGCTAATGTTGTGAAAGCACCAGCAGCAGGGGTTGTAGCACCCACAGTTCCGTTGATAGGGCCGTTAAACGAGTCACCAACAGCACCTGTCTGAAAGTCCTTTAGTTGGCTCATTAACTCACGGATAGCATCGTTAATGCCAGAAGGCGCACAACCCTCTGCAATGTTAATTGAATCAATGTCTGTGTTATTAGCAGGGGTTGCGCTAAATTCACTAATCTTTGTCTTTGCCATATCTATTCCTTATTCCGAATATAAACCTGTGATTGCAGGAGGTGTTGCTGTTCGTAATATCTCAAGTAACTTAGAAATATCATTAGGATTCTGAACAAGTCTGTTTTGAACGTATGGAGAAAGCGCAGCAGACCTAGCCGCAGGTCTAACACCTAATGTTGCTAGATATGCAGGGTTTTGCAAGACAGCAGATATACCTGCTCCAGCAGTAACATCAAGAGGGCTAAACTGAGGCAAACTTCCCATTTGTTCTGGAGTTCTAGCGGCTTTAGGAAATGCTTGTGCAAATTCAGCAGCTTGTCTAAGTTCACCAGATAAAGGTTTACCTTTTTGCAATTGACCTGCAAGTTTTACAGCATCAACACTACCAGTTGTCTGATTCAATACTTTTTCTATTGAATACGTCTTTGCAATCAATTGACGAGAATTTCTAAACTCTTTAAGCAAGTCAGCAGAGCCTGTCTTTTTAAGATGGTCTTCTACTGTATTTTCTAATAGGTTTGCAATAGATTTTGATGCTCTACCAACATCTGTGTTACCGCTTCTAAACGCATCATCAGCACCAGTTCTTAACTGCTTAATCATTGATACAGCAGAGGAAGCATCAAAAGAATTAGACTTTAATGAGTTAACTAAATCAATTACTGGGCTTGGAGTAGATTCTGGGAATCCTTTTGCAGCAGTCACAAATGGCTTTGCAATTTCATCTAATGCTTCAGAATACTTGCTACTCATTTGAAGCATACCAGTGTCAGTTAAACCAGCATAAAGTTTAGGTCTAATCAATCCGCTATTAGCGATAGCCTCGTAAGCATCACCAGCAGTTGCTCTAATGTTACTAAGAAGTTCTGGAGTTATTGGTGTATCGTCAGCAAGTCCAAGTGAACGAGCAGCCAACTTATTTGTAACTTCTTGGTTTCTAGCACTAGCGTTTTGTGCTGTTGTTAGTTTACCAGCAGTACCTTCAAGAACCCTATTTAACAATGTAGGATTTGCCTGAGTAGGGGGAATTACATATCCAGCTTCACGAGCAGCATTGATTGCAGAAGCCATTTCTGGAGTCTGTGTAGCTTTTGGCATAAGTTGTGATACGCCAGCACCAACTACAGGAAGTGCAGCACCAATAGCCGCACCAGTACCTGCCGATTCTTGGTCAATCATTGCAGAACCTAGACCACCAGTAATAGCACCACCTGCGGCTCTTGTTCCCAATCCTGCACCACCTGCTGAACCTCCAGCAGTTCTAATTGCTTCAATCAATGGTGCAGCCCTTGCACTTATCGCAGGAACAGAAGATAGTCCTTTAGCAAGCAATCCACCAACAGGAAGTGTTGCTCCAATTTCACCAACTAATTGACCACTACCAGCAGAAAATGGATTCGCTTGTTTATATCTCTCTAATTCTTGAGATAACTTCTCACGGCCCATTTGAGCATCACGCTCAATCATCTGACCAATAGTGTCAGCACCTACTTTTTGTAGTCCTTTACCAAGTAACTCTTGACCACCTAAAACTGTTCTACCAAATCCTGCGCCAAGACCTGCTAAAGCAGATACTGGTGCGCTTGGAGTAGCTTCACTTTTAGATTGAGCAAGTGCATATTGATATGCTTGAGCATCAGTCAATTCTTTATCAGAATTAACTTCATATGTTCCCTTACCTTCAATAGTTACTTCATAAGTTGCCATTATTATTTCCTTTTAACTGTTACGCCAGAAGGAAGACCAATGTTTTGAGGGTTTGGTGTTGTAGTTGTAGTTGGCAACTCGTAGTATTGAGCAACAGCAGCAAGGTCTGGATTTTGTTTCAAACGCTTTAAATTGCTTTCGTGAATACTAATTTTGTAATTAGCTGTTTTCTCTAAACCACCAAGTAGTGTAGATACTTCTTTTGCTGTCATTTTCATCAAATCACCAGCAGCAGCACGAGCAATCAATCCACGTTCATTTTCTGTAATTGCGCCCTGACCCTTCATTGCTTCAGCCGCATTTAACTCAAGACCAGCAAGTTGTTGCATAGCAAGTGCAGTATTTTGCAATCTTTCAGCATTATCTTTTCCACCAATGTTTAAAGCATCAGCCAATCGTGCGCCAGCAACTTGAGAACTTCCCAAAGTACCAGAGAAAAGTTTTCCACCTTCAAGAATTGGTTTAAGTGTTTCAATTCTTCCCAAAGTTCCTACAGCACCTTGAGCAGCCGCAAAAGCATTATTTACAGCTTCACCTGCACCTTTAGAAAACTCAGATGCAAATGTTTTGCCAGCGACATTAACAATAGTGTTTTGTACGCCAGCCTTTTTAAGTGCTGTTTGGTAATCTAGGAAAGAACCACCATACCCTTGTCCAACAGCTAAGTTATATCCTTGAATTTCAGCAGGTGTAGCTTTTTCTTTGGGCGTACCTTCAGCAACAGTTTCAACTTTTCCAGAAATAGGATTAACACGAATAAGTTTTGCACCTTCTGCTAATGAAGTTGTTTCACCAGCCATTGCTTTCTGAGATGAAATCAACTCATTTAAGGCTTTACGTCCTTCTGGTGAACTCATCAACTGAGGAACTGCTTTTTGCAAATCAAAGCCACCAGCAGTCATTCCTTGACCTACCTGCTGACCCATCATATCCTCACCATAAATCTCTTGAGGCTTAGTTACAGCACCTTGGATAACACCTTGAATACGTTGTTGTTCAGCCAGTGCTTGTTGCTCTTGCTGACGCTTACGAATCATGTCTTGCAATTGAACATTCTGAAGTTGGTTTTGCAAGGTTTCTTGCATACCACCACGATATGCTTTTTGACCTTGTTGCAAACCTTCAGCAATAGACTGACCAGTATTCCCGCCTTGGAATAAACGCCCTGCTAGGGCATACAAGGCTTGTGCTTGTGCGTCTTCACGATTACGAGCAATGTCAGCTTGTGACATACCGAGCAGACCCATTGTGTCTGCACCGCTAGTTCCAAAAATGTCTAATAGTCCAGCCATAATTTATCAATCGTAAACGATGCCATTAAAGGATTGTTGACCAAATGGTTGCATATTAGGGTCAATATAACCAAATGAAGATGTTGGGTTATATCCACCAGTAAAGAAACTACTTAAATTAGGAGAGCCTAGATTCTTGTAAACACCAGCCGCAGTCGCAGCAGTACCTAATACCTTTTGCAAGGTAGAAGTGTCAGCAGCACCAGCAGAACTTGTTTGTCCAACTCGTCCTAATGGGTTGCCATATACCAATGACATATAGTTTTGCAAGTTCTGTTGTGGTTGGTTTTGCAAGAAGTTAAAACGCTGAATATCAGCACCTAACTGTTGACCTTGGTAACCTTCACGCAACTGACCAGCTTGCAATAACTGGTTAATGTCTTGGTAATCAGTAGCCGCCAATTGAGGGGCCATACCAATAGCTTGTTGTTGCTTTGCTCGCTCATCAGTATAGTTCTGGTAAGCCAGTTGACCTGCTGTGTTAGTCAACGATTGAGCAAACTGACCAGTAGCCCTGTCTTGCAAGTTACCCATAGCACCAGAACCATAACGACCAGCTAAACTAGCTTTAGAAGCAATATTTCCTAGTGTGTCTTTAAACTGAGTCTGAGCAGCTTGTGCAGCAGGGGCAAATGCACCTTGAAAGAATGGATTACCACCTAGATAAGCACCGCCCAAAGTTCCCTGTAGTTGCTGTTGAGCAAGACCAGTTAAAGGATTACCTGCTAAAGCACGAGTCTCTAAGGCTTGAACGCCAGCTTGTGTAGTTTGTGAGGGTGCTACAAAGGTTTCGCCTGTGTAGTATTGTGGGCCACCGCCCTGATAAAGGTTAGATGCCTGTTGCAGACCATACGTCAAATATGGTGCAATTTCTGGTGCGACTGTGGATGTGGTAGTAGTTGCCATCTTTACTCCTAAAAGTTCGGATTCCGAGATGGGTCATCCACGGAATACATTATACATAAATTATTAAAATCAACCAATAATTGCATATCTATACGTCTTATTAGCCGTTGAATTGGCAAAGTGGCTAATCGTAGCCGTACCTTGTCCTTGGGAACTAGCGTAGATGTTTGTCAAAGCGTTTACTGAAACAAAGTTCATTGTGGCAATTACGGACGCTGTAGTTGGTCTGGTAGGGCTAGTTCCAGCAGCATAAAACTGCAAGGAAACATTAGTGCTTGGGGATGACCAATAAAGCTCAATATAGTCATTAGCCGCTAGTTCTATAAAGTAATTCCACCCAATAACTGTATGCCCATCAATTCCACCATGAGAACTAGGAACACCAATAAGTCCAGTAGAGCCAACAACATTTGTGCCATTTTTACGCAACCAAACGCTCACATCATGCTCTTGGGTATCTGTATTCTGAAACTGCCCAGACCATTGGAAGTTATAAACACCTGCGTTTTTGACGTTTACCCTAGAACTATTGCTTAAAACAATACCATTAGAAACGTCTGTAGTGTCTAAAGTCATTGCATAGGCAGTATTAGCCGCAGCTAAAGTCTGGTCAACAACGCTCTGAAAAGCCCCATACGGAGTGTAATCAGCATAAGACGCAGCAGAGATAGGGGCAAACAAAATAACGCTGTCTGGGCCTATCCTTCTGTCCGTCAAAGTGGTAGATGTAGCCCCACCAGTTGCCAGAGTCAAAGTCCCTGTGTTATTGGTCTTGCCATCCATGATGCCACGGACTACTTCAGCCACGGCCCTCTGGTCACCACCAAATGCAGGTAGGCTTCTAAACATCAGCGAACCCCTTGTGGAGTTACATCCACATCCACGGAGATAGCGTTATCCCAATTGTCACCAGTTGGAGTAACCTTTAGCCTGTGATACCTACCTGCGCTTCTAAGTGGTACTCTGTTCTCTGTACTAGCCGCCACAGCAGTATTAAAACTCACACCTTGGTTTAGCAATGTACGAGAAGCAATAGCCACAGTTGCAGAACCATTGTCAACAATCGGTCTGGCTAGGGTTACGACTGAGTTAGCACCAATGTCCAAGTCTCCAGTAGCAATAACACCTGTCTGACTAGCACCTGTGTAAGTCATCACACGAGTGGCTAAAGTACCACCTAAGAAATACTTACCACCGATATATAGCTGAGAGTCTAAACTTGTTGTTAAAGCGTCAATAGAAGTAGAAAGACTATCTAGTTGCTCAAGCGTTACAGACGATGTAGAGGCTTCTGCTAGGAAATCTGTACCAGCATCCCCATAAGTCCATTTCTGAGTCTTAAAGTTATAAATTATTACGCTTCTGTTTCCGTTAACAGTTTTGTAATTCCATATTACAAGTTTACGAATTGGGTCAACAGCAGCAGACATGGTTTTATAGTCTGCTTCAGAGGCATCTTGTAGGAAGAATCTATCTACTTTTTCTGCGCCAATGGCTGTGACGTTTTGTCCATCACACAGATAGAAACCATCATCAGATAAGAAGAAAGTAACGCCTTGGTACTGAGCAATTGAGCCAGCTACCATGCAACCCTTACCACGAGAGATATTGTCAAACTGGAATATAAACGGAGTCCCCACATAGGTCATTCTGTGAATTGCTCGCTCTAAAAGAACAAGACCAAACTCACCACCACGGATTCCGACAATCTGTCCACCATCAGGAATATCTTGATAGTCAGACTGAGTGTTTACGTTCTCTGTCCAATCTGTCTCATCATTGATTGCTGACCAACGAACACGATATTGTTGCTGAGTAGTTTCTAGCGTATTGGCACAAACAACAAAGTCACGCACCACAGTAATGAACTTGGCAATAGGCGCAGTAGCTGATAGGTCAGCAAATGATGTAGAAGTTCCTAATGTCCATGCTTGGAGTTTCTCAGCATTATTTGTAGAAATTACAACCTTGCCAAACTGAGTAAAACGAACTCTATCATTAGCACCAGTTGTCATTCCTGTTTTAACTTGAGTAATACCGCCTACACCACTAACTGAGTAAATCTTAGATGCGCCAGCCGCAAACAAAGCAGTATTTCCATCAGGTTGCTTGGCAGCATAAAGAGAAGTTAAATTCTCAGCCGCATCACTTGTAGAAAAAGTAACAGGAGTAGGAAATGGGCCATAACCGATAGCTTGAGAAACCACGTTCTTAGCGTCAGTCAACGCACCAGACACGCTAGGTTGGTCAGGCATCCACTCACCAAAAGTTAGTTTTGTCGTAGCCATGTGTTACTTCCTTGCGTCTGAATTGTCCATGTATTGTCATTAGCAGATACTGGAGTCCATGTGTTTGTGTCGCCAGAAACAGTAGTCCATGTATTGCTATCAGCAGAAACTGGAGTCCAAGTATTATTGTCTTGTGGTACTGGAGTCCAGTTATCACCTAAGATAACGCCATATGCAGTAATTGTTGCAGTTCCTGTTACTAAGGCTACCCCTGCATATATTGCAGAAGCATTAGCAGTAACAGTAGCATTTGCATCTATGTTGGCAGTTGCGCCAACAACCAAACCACCATTAGCCGTTACAGTCGTTGTGGTATCAATAGCACCACTACCAAATTGAACCCTAGTTCCACTAGCACTTACATTCGCATTAGCAGTTACAGAAGCTACTGCATTTGCTACGACTCCACCAAGAGCAGTAACATCTGCGTTACCAGTAATAGCACCACTTGCAAACTGGACACGAGTGCCATTGGCTATTACATCTGCATTAGCGGTAATACTTCCATTGGCAAACTGAACACGAGTAGCGTTAGCAGTTACGCTTGCATTAGCATCAACTGCACCAGAGCCAAACTGTACCCTAGTTGCATCACAAGACGCACTAGCATTAGCAGTAATACTTGCACTAGCTAACTGAACAAGAGTTCCACTTGCCGTTACTGTCGCTGTTCCATCTACCGCCCCACTACCACTCTGAACCCTTATAGCATTGGCTACAACGCTTGCAGACGCAGTTACAGACCCATAGGCATCCCATAGGGTTACTGAGGTTGTGTAAAGTGGACTATCAAGTGTGAGTGTTAAATCATCAATGCTAGACTTTAAACTGTCTAGCGAGTCAATCGTCCACGGAGGTAGTAAGTCAGCCATTTCACGCTAAAGTAACGCTCAACGAACTAGAAGCAATGCGGAACACATCACCAGTTGCAATCGTCTTAGAAGCATCTAGTGGTGTGTGATATAGCAAGTTACCTACTGTCAAAGCATCACGGATTCCAATGTGTGTGATTGTTCCCCATGCACCGCCAGCTTGAGGAAACTCAATAGCAGCAGAGTTTGTAGAAACACCATTGCTAGGCGCACCAAAAGTAATAGACTGACGAGCATAGCTAGTACCAGAACACTCAGTTCCAGTATCAGCGTCTGTTGGGTCAGTTGTGTATAAAGCAAGATACACAGTCGTAGGTGCTGTGTAAGCAGTTGCTCTCAACGTCACATTGATAAGAGCATTTTCCAAGTAGTTAGACATTTCAGCCATGATTTCACCTTGCAGTTAATTTAATTGACAGGGGTACACCAGAATACTGAGTGTTTTCATCAGACCTAGTGAGAGAAGAAATTGCTCTGTCATACATAGAACCCCATGTATTGATACGAGCATCATTCATTAGATAAGGTTCTGCTTCAACCAATGCGCCATAAAGCAAGCCATCAGGGGCTGTAGTCAGAAATACGTTAGATGTATTACTAACAGACAAATATGCTGGCGCAGCGTAATAAAGCATTTTTAGCGTATAAACAGCATCAGGAATAGGAGTTAACTGAAACTCACTAGCTAAGATTGTGTAAGACCTTGGAACACCAACTTCTGATGTTCTTGGGTCATTGGATAACGATGAAGGGCTAGAGTAACTCAATGGAGTTATTGGGTTTGTCATTACGACAAAATCACGAATCTCTAAAAAGTCACTAGGCAACTCAACAGTTGAGTCAGCCTTAACAGTTGACGTAGTTACAGATTTCAACATCTGACGAATACGCAGTTCTCTACGCAAACGATTTTCAGCCAATGTAATAAAGTCTGGAATGATGCTTGTCAGGTCAGACCTAGCCAAATAACTGGCTATTGAAGTCTGTAAATCAGAGTAAGTAGCAAAACTCATACAACTCCTGTCCGAGTTCTAAAAACTCTGTTATCACGCTCGTTTAACCATGCTTTGAATCTTTTTTCATCAATCACATCAAAGCCACGCATAATTCCCTGATGGTTTAGGTCATCAATCACAGTCATTGGAATAGAGGCTATCTTGTTTCCAAACAACTCATCTGACCATTTAGCACGTTCATCAAAGGAGTTATATTCTTTTTTGTTCTGCTCAATGATTCCAGTTACATCTTGACGAGTCTCAATAACAATACCGCCCTCGCCATCAGCATGGACTACAGAATCTCTAAATTTGACAGGGTTTTGCATACACTAATTCTATCAGTTTTGCTAGAAAAAGAAATGCCCCAGAGGGTTAGTCTGAGGCATTTTTGGAATCACTAAGTGATTAGGTCAAGTCAGCAATAATGCCGTGTGCAGCTTCGTTCTTAACTTCCAATGTGAACTCAGCCAACAGTTGTGTAGATTCGTTATCACCAGTAACAGCCAACTCATTGGTCTGGAAGGGACGCAGATAAGCTACGGCAGCCATGTCAGGGTCAAGCACAAATGCAACATCATCAGCAGAGTTAGTGCTGTTCATGAAACGTGAGGGAACAACGCTCAAAGTGCCGAAATCTGACAGGTATACGTCTGCCGCACCAATGATGGTAGTAGGGGCATTAGTAGGGGCCATGTAACGCTGAGCAGCAATACCAGCAAAAGCAGATACTGTTTGCTTGTGAGCAGGAGTAACCATCAAGATTTTAGGATTGCCACCTGCGGTATAAACGCTCTTAACAACAGTTTGCAAAATTGCTTCTGTGAAAGTGCGGTTAGTGCCGTTTGTACGA